GTTTTAGAAAATTTTAGCTCCATTCCAGTAGAAGAATTTGAAGATTTAACACTTAGTAATGGTATGAAGTTGGGCGATCATCCAGCAATTATCAAAACAATGGTTAATATTGGACAATATATGAAAGAAAAAATGGGCGAAGATACGTTAGCTGGCGTGAAAACGTCTGGTGGGTTATCACCAAATGAAGCTTCAGAAAAGCTTACAGAACTAACAGCGCCTAACACGCCTTATTGGGATGCCAAACATCCACAGCATAGTTTCTTTGTTGATGAAGCTATGAGGTATAGGGAGATGGTGTAATGGATGAAAATGAATTTAGGCTCGAAGTTTTGAGGATGGTACTCGAAACTGGATCTGGAAGAATTATAGATGATCCGCTAGAACGAGCTGACAAGTATTTGCAATGGTGTAATCAAGGAGATAAGCCGAAAGGTCCTTCTGCAAAAAACACTAGCAAAGTAGTCGAGATAAGCAACAGCCCTCGCAAAACCAAATAAACTTACGTCTGGATTCCCCAGGTAGCGTTTTAATCTTAAACTTAAACTTACGGAGAGTGTAATGAGTACACAAATCACTACCGCTTTCGTTAATCAGTTTAGTTCTAACGTACAGTTATTGTCGCAACAAAAAGGCTCGTTGCTTCGTGGTGCTGTTTCAGAAGAATCTGTAACTGGTGAGAAAGCATTTTTCGATCAAGTTGGAAGTGTTGCGGCTGTCAAGCGTACAAGCAGACACCAGGACACACAGATTCTTGATACACCTCATTCAAGACGAATGGTAACTATGGACACTTATGAGTGGGCGGATCTTATTGATGATGCTGACAAAGTAAGGATGTTGATTGATCCTACATCAACTTATGCTCAAGCGGCTGCTGCTGCTATGGGTAGAGCTATGGATGATTCAATCATAGCTGCGGCTACTGGAACTTCAAAAACTGGTTCAAGTGGTGCTACTGATACAGATATGGTTTCTGGCAATATTATTGCTCATGGATCAGCTGATTTAACAGTCGCAAAACTTATCCAGGCAAAGAAGATTCTTGATGAAGGTTCTGTTGATCCTTCTATTGCTAGATATATTGCTGTAGCTCCAGCGCAAGTTGAAGCTTTACTTGGTACAACACAAGTAACATCAAGTGATTTTTCTAACATCAAGGCTCTTGTTCAAGGTGAAGTTGATACTTTTATGGGTTTTAAATTCATCATGTCTACAAGATTAGCTGTGGCTTCTAACATCAGAACTTGTTTTGCATGGGCTGAAGATGGAGTTAAGCTTGCTGTCGGAAAAGACGTTATGGCGAAGATTGATGAGAGAGCAGACAAGTCCTACTCAACTCAAGTCTTTTATTGTTCAACATTTGGATCAACACGAATGGAAGAAGCTAAAGTGGTTTCTGTCCTTTGTGATGAATCAGCTTAAAGGGAGAACTTGATATGACTACATTAGACTCAACTCTAGTTTCAAACTTTGAAGCTACTCCAGTAGTAATGACAGATGCCAGCCTTTTAACTGGCGTTACTCGTATTGCTCAAGGAACACTTGAACTAGCCGCTGGAGATAGCACAGACAATGATATTGTCATGCTCGCTCCAATCCCAACTGGCGCTAGTATAACTTCATTGAAGATTGGTACTGACACTTTTGGTGGCAGCTGTACTTTCAATGTTGGCTTATACACAAGCGCTGGTGTTGTTAAAGACGAAGATTGTTTTGCAAGCTCTGTAGCTGATGCTGGAGCAATGACAGATGTTCGTTTTGAAGCGGCTAATATTACCACTTGTGGTGATAAGGTTTATACCAATGCTGGTGATTCATCTGATCCAGGCGGATTTTACTATGTTGCAGTAACATTTAATGCAACTGGTGGTACTGCTGGATCAATGTCATTCATTATTGAATACGTTGTAAACTAAACAACCAGGACAGCGTAGTGATGCGCTGTCCTTTTTTATAGGAATTATTATGGCTTCTGCGGTTGATATATGTAACTCAGCATTAAATATGATAGGCGCATCTACTATCCTTGCACTCAATGAAGATAGTAAAGCTGGTAGAATATGTAATCAAAGATATTCATTTATTAGAGATAGTGTGTTTAGAGCGCATCCCTGGAATTGTTTAATATCCAGACAAACACTTGCTGCTGATTCAACAGCGCCTAGCTTTACATATTCAAGTCAATTCACATTGCCGACAGATCCATTTTGTCTGCGAGTGCTAAAGCTTTCAGATCCAGAAATTAAGTTTGAGATCGAAGGCAGAAAACTTTTATGTGATGAAAGCACAGTCAATCTTGTTTTTGTTGGTAGAATAATAGATCCAAACCAATACGATCAGTTATTAATTAATACAATAGAAGCGGCGGTTGCGGCTGATATAGCTTACGCCTTAGTTGGTAGTGCTACTCTTACAACAACATTAAATGGATTATACAGAAGCAAACTAACGGAAGCTAGGTTTGTTGATGCAACAGAAGGCAACACAACAAATACATCTAGTATTGCTGATAGTGATGTACTAGCTGCAAACACATTTATTAATGCGAGATTATAAATGGCGAAGGCTTCACCAACCTTAAATAACTTTACTGCTGGCGAACTATCACCAAGGCTTGATGGCCGAACTGATATTAGTAAATATTTTAATGGTTCTAAAACCATGCAGAATTTTACTATACATCCTCATGGTGGTGCTAGTCGTAGACCAGGCACAATCTATGTGAACACAGTTAAAACCAGCGCTAATGCAACAAGATTAATACCTTTTGAATTTAATGTTGAACAAGCCTACATATTAGAATTTGGCAATGAATATTTTAGAATACACAAAGATGGCGGAACTGTAGAAAGTAGCGGATCTGCTGTAGAAGTTACAACTGTTTACACTTCAGCTCAAGTCGCACAAATCAAGTTTACACAAAGCGCAGATGTTATGTACCTAGTACATCCATCACATCCAGTTTATAAAATAACCAGGACAAGCCACACAGCATGGACTATTACTGCTGTTGATTTTAGGCGTGGTCCTATGCAAGATCCTAATACGACAGCCACAACATTAACCGCTAATGGTAGAACTGGTAATGTTACAATATCAGCGAGTGCTGATTTATTTGCTTCAACAGATGTTGGTCGATTAGTGAAGCTGCATGATGGTTTTGCAAAGATAACAGCGTTTACTAATGCCACAACTGTAACAGCGGCGGTGCAAGAAAACACAGCTGGTCGAACTGAATTAATGCCTAGCATGACTGCTACAACATTAAGTTTTGCAGAAGGAGATCCAAGCGCTACTGGCTTAGAACATAATGATCGAATAGTTGATAGTGCTGGAAACTTTGTAAAAGAAGGTTTTAAGGTAGGACAAAAGGTTGTCATTACTGGAGCTGGTACGTCTGCAAACAATAATAGTTCTGCATTACTTGTCCAGGTGACAGACGATACAATGTTATTTGCACCATCAGTAGATGTGGTAAATGAAGCGGCTTCAGAGTCAATTACTGTTGCTGGTAAATTAGAAGCGGATGATGATTTTAGCCTGGGAGCGTTTTCGACAACAACTGGTTTTCCAGCGTGTGTAAGTTTTTATGAAGAACGCCTGGTGTTTGCTGGAACATCAACACAACCACAAACAGTATTCTTTTCTGTGGCTGGTGATTTTGAAGATTTTGCAGATGGCACTAACGCTGCGGATGCTTTGAGTTATACGATAGGATCTAGCCAGGTCAATGTTATAAGATACCTGGCATCATCCAGGGTTTTAATTGTTGGTACAAGTGGTGGTGAATTTGCTGTGTCTGCTAGTGGATCTGCCGAGCCATTAAGTCCGACTAATGCACAAATAAAACGACAAGCGAGTTATGGAACAGCTGATATACAGCCTATAAATGTAGGACCAGTAACATTATTTGTTCAGCGAGCTTTAAGAAAATTACGAGAGTTAGTCTTTAATTTTGATACTGATAGTTATAATGCACCAGATTTAACGATACTTGCAGAACATATTACTGAAACTGGTATTGTTGAAATGGCCTGGCAACAAGAACCAGATAATGTGATTTGGTGTGTGCTTACTAATGGTTTTCTAGTCGGTATGACATATAGACGAGAAGAACAAGTGGTTGCCTGGCACGAACATATTTTAGGTGGTCGATTTGGTGATGCAACAATAACTGTGTCTGACTATGCAAATATAGCAGTAGGTACAACAATAAAAGTAACTAAGACAAATGGAGAAACGATTACATTTGTAAGTGAAGCCGCTGGTGCTTCTGCTCCAGCTGATACAACATTTGGTTTTAGACCGCATACAAATAACAACACAACAGCCGATAACATATTTACCAGGATAAACGCTCATCCAGACTTTACAGTAGCAAATCCTTCAGCAGCTATTGTCACGATTACAGAAACAGATCCAGAAACAACTGGCTTCACAACAATAGAAACTAGCGATCCAACTAGGCTTACAACAACAAATCAAGGTAATGCTGTGGTTGAATCCATTGCTACAATACCTGGCACAGCTGATGAAGATGATCTTTATATGATTGTTAAGCGAACTGTTAATGGATCAACAGTAAGGTATATAGAGTATTTAAGTAATTATGAGTTTGGCACAGATATAAAGGATGCTTACTTTGTTGATTGCGGCCTAACATATAGTGGCACAGCAGCAACATCTATATCTGGTTTAACACATTTAGAAGGTGAAAAGATTGTTGTCTTGGGAGATGGCGCAACACATCCAGACAGAACTGTATCGTCTGGCGCTATAGCTTTATCAAGGTCTGTTAAAAAAGCACATATAGGATTTAATTATAAATCAACATTGCAAACTATGAGAATAGATGCTGGCGGAACAGAAGGCACATCACAAGGCAAGAATAAAAGAATAAATAATATTACATTAAGATTATATAGATCTGTAGGTGTTAAGGTGGGTAGCTCAGAAGCGGAAATAGATCTGATACCATTTAGATCTTCAGCAGATGATATGTCGGAAGCACTAGGAATGTTTACTGGTGATAAGGAAGTCGAGTTTAGAGGTGGTTATGATAATGATGGTTTTGTCTTTGTGCGGCAAGATCAACCATTACCATTAACTGTATTAGCAATATTCCCAAGGCTACAAACATTCGATCAATGATAATGGTAGATTATAAGCCAGAACATATTGAATCTATTTTAGATGGCGATATGAGTAAGATGGCTAGAAAATCATTCGGTATGGCTGAAGATATAGCTCATGGATTATTTGCACCAGGACTTGCTTTTACTGGTTTGATTGATGGTTATGTCATAGCAAGCGCTGGAATAAAACCTTTATGGCCTGGAGTTGGTGAAGCTTGGATAGTGGCTTCAGATAATATGCCTAAGAAAAAACTTAGTGTTATCAAGTTGATAAAAGAAAACTTTGATAGAATGATTCACGATAATGGCTTTGTAAGAGTGCAAGCTGGCGTTAGATCTGATTGGCTAGAAGCAAAAAGATTTGCTGAATTTCTTGGTTTTGAGCATGAAGGTATTATGAAAAAATATGGTCCAGATGGACAAGATTATTATAGAATGGCGAGGGTTTTTTAATGGCAGTAGAAGCGGCGATAGCAAGTGCAGTATTTAGCGCAGCTGGATCTATCCAAGCTGGTAAGGATCAAAAGCGAGCTTACAACTATAACGCCCAAGTCAATGAACGTAACGCTCAAGTTGCAGATCAAGATGCTGAACAACTTGTTCTTATGGAAGAAGTTGAGATTGGTAGATTTAGGCGTGAGTTTGACAACTTGCAAGCAGCTACATCACAATCATTTAGATTTAATGGATGGATGGCTGATACTGGAACACCATTAAAAGTTGCCCTGGCTAACGCCCAGGAAGCAGATGAAGAAGTGGCTATCAGACGATATAATGCCAAAGTAGGTAAAGCAGAATTAAAAGAAAAAGGTACTCAAGAGCGAATGTCTGCAAACTTAAATAGAATGTATGGCAGAGCAGCAATGAGAGCTGCATATTTCAAAGCTGGCAGTAGTTTATTATCTGGCGCTTCTTCTTACTCACAAATTAATGCACGATATGGAAAGTCTGTTTAATGAAAGTTCCTACATATAAATCTCAATCAAGATTATCAAATCGTTCTGGCGCTATTAGTATGAGTGTGCGAGCTAGTCCAGGTGCTTTGTCTGCTGGATCACAAGCTATGGCAAACTTTGGCGATCAAGCTATGAAAACAAGTTTACAGTTTTACGAGATTGAACGTAGAAACGATTATGAAGCACAAAAACAAAAAGGTATTGTTTCATTTAATAAAGAGCTTGAAGAAATAAAAAACAAATCCTTTACTATGCCGAGTAGCGAAGCAGACACATACTTTGATAAAGAAGCTGAAAAAGCCAGACTTAAAATATCAAAGAGTTTTACTAATGATGTAGCGCAAAAAGATTACTTAAATGAATCTGAGGTTGATTATGTTAACAAAAGAGTTTCCGTAGTAACAAACAGCAGAAATAGAAGGATAAATGACCAGGCTGCTACTCATTTATCAAGAGCTGAACAACTAAGATATGATTCAATATACGGAAACGCTGCTGAAAAACACGCTGCATTAAATGAATTATTTGGAGATGGACCAAACAAAAAGGAAGGCATATTCGATAAATTAAAAAGACTTCAATATTATAGTTCTACACAAGCTGTAAGCGCCAAAAATTCAATGATGGCAACTATAACAGAAGGTAAGATTTATAATGATTTTGAACAAATAAATGATCTAAGTACAAAAGAAGGTTTTATAGCTAATTTAAAAAAGAATCCTCCAAGATCACTTGGCCAGGCAAAAATAAGACAGCTTATAAGAAGTTTCGAAGTTGATATAAACACAGACAAAAGAACTATTAAACTGGATCGAAAAGAGTTTATGTCAAATGTTAAAGATCTTAATGATGTTATTAAAAAAGGTGGTTCTGTATCAGAAACAATCATAAATGGTTTTGCTACAAAAGCTAATGATATGGGTTTCCCCAAAGGTGTTGAGCTTGTCAAAAGATTAAATCTACAAAATGATATATTTAAATTATTAAAAAAATCCACGCCCACACAAGTAAACAACTATATTATTGATGTTGAAAAAAAAGGCATAAATGGTGTTGAAGGTGTTGGTCTTGATACTGAGTATGAAGCAGATTTATTAAAGGATATGAAAAGTTTTTATACGAATATGAAAACTGAACTAAAGACTGATCCATTATCTTTTGCAGCTAAAACTGGTGTTATTGAATTTAAGCCAATGGATTTTTCAACAGATGTTAGCGATCAAATTGCAGTAAGAATAAAACAAGCTTCTAAAGTAAGTGCTATTTATGGCAATGATATTAAATATTTTACTGATGATGAAACAAAAGCTCTTACAACTTATTTACAAAATGCTGATATAGATGAAAAGCTCGCAGTTTATGGAATTATAAATTCTGGATTTGGTAGTAAATCTGGAGATGTTTTAACTGAACTAAATGAAAATGGGCCAGATTTTGCGCACATTGGAGGTTTGATTAAAACTAAAAATATCAAAGCTGCAACTTTAGCATTAGAAGGATTTGAGCTTATAAAGAATGGAGCAACACCAGTCGGTTATTCGTCTGATGCAACTGCTGCTATACTTGAAACTATAGGACCAGCATTGACAGAATTAGATAGTTCTGTCCAGGGTTCAACCAGGGCCATAGCAAAATTCATTTATACAAAACTAGCTAATGATGCTGGTATAAATCAACTTGATGATGATTTAGTTGTTCAAGCATTACAGCTAGCTCTTGGTAAAACAAATCAAGGTACTGGCGGCATAGATGAAGTTAATGATGTTCCTACTTTAATACCATCATCTTTAAATGCAGATATGCTTTCAGATATGCTTGAGAAATTAACACCAGATAATATCCTGGCTCAAACTGGTAAATTTTTAGATAGTAAATTAATTAAAGATATTAATGATGGTGATATTGGCATTTATTCAATAGGTAATGGTGTCTATAAATTTGGGCGTGGTGAAAAAGGTGATGCAGATTTTCGTTATGTGCAGCATCCAGATGGAACAGAATTGGTTATTGATGCCATAGAGTATTATGGATTAGTAAGATGAGTTTTGCTTTTTCTGCAAAAGAAACTTTTGCAAATAGACCAGGGATTAAAAAAGGCCAGGATGGTTTTAAAAAAAATCTTATTGATGCTTATAATTTTACACAAACAAATAACAAAACAACGTCTGAAGCTATAGTCTTAGAAGAACAATGGCAGCCAATAATGGATGTCATAAACGAAAATAAAGATAAGTTAGAAGGAGATTTTGCCAGGTCTTTTTTTAGTAGAAAAAGGGCGCTATATAATCCAGCACTCACTTTAAGTATGAAATTATTTGATGAAACCAGGTATCAAGATTATGAAAAATCTGCAAATTTTATTAAAAAGATAATTAAAGATAATGCAGAAATTTTGCCAGAGCTACAAGATATTGACCTAGATAAAATATATAAAAATGCAAAACAAACAGCTTTGAATAAAAGAAAAATATTTAATGAAACTGTAGAAAATAATCCTGGTGCTGGAAACGCTATAGTTAGATTTGCTGGTGAAGCTGGTTCAACAATTACTGATCCTATTCTTTTGACTAGTCTTATGTTTGGCGGTGCTGGTAGTAAATTATCTGGGATTGCTCTTAATCAAGCTATAGTTGGTGCTGGTGCAGAAGCGTTGGTGCAAACCAAAGTTAAGTCCTGGTATGAATCACTTGGTTTAGAATATACATCACAGCAGTTTTGGAGTTCTGTTGCATTAGGTGGTTTAATAGGTGGTGCATCACCATTTGCATTTAATATTGCTGGTAAAACTATAAGCCTTACTTCAGATCAAATAACTAAAGGACTAAAGGCGTTCAAAGATAGTGGTATTAAAAATCCTAATGTTGACACTATTGAAAAAGTAATTGAAAAAAATGATGACTTTGTAAATTCTAACCCATTAGATAATGACAAGGTTCATGCTGATAATTTAAAAACAGCTGAAAGATCTTTTGAAAGTAATGAATATCCAGACCTTCCAGATGATCCAATATCTAATCCAAAAGCGCCTGGTTCAATTTATGAAAATGATAATTTAAATAATGAGGTTTTTTTATTTGATCCAGACCAACTAGAAGTAGATGCAGAACTATTCCAATTTAAAGCTGGTGGTGATGCAAGCGGTGTAACAGATAGATTAGCTGGTGTAAAAAAATGGGATGCTGTGAAGTCTGGACAAATTGTAGTTTACGAATATGCGAATGGTAGACAGTTTATTGCAGATGGACACCAGCGTTTAGGTCTTGCCAAAAGATTAAAAAAAGAAGGCCAGGATGTTAAATTATATGGTGTCAAACTAAGAGAAACAGATGGTTATACACCAGCTGAAACAAGGGTTATAGCGGCAACAAAAAATATTGCAGAAGGATCTGGCACAGCTGTTGATGCTGCAAAGGTGTTAAGGGTTGATCCTAGTAAAATATCAGAACTACCTAGGACATCTAATTTAGTAAAACAAGCTAGAGCTATTGTTAACTTATCAGACAATTTATTTGGTATGGTTATTAATGATAAAGTACCAGCTAAATATGCAGCTGTAGTTGGGAGATTGATCCCAGATGATACAAGTTTGCAAGAAGCTGCAATGTCTATTTTGGCTAGGAACATACCAGACAACGAGTTTCAAGCTGAATCAATAGTCCAGCAAGTAATTAATGCTGGATATGAAAACACAAAACAAGTATCTTTGTTTGGTGACGAAATAGTTGCTGAAAGTTTTTTTGTTGAAAGATCTAAAATATTAGATCAAGCTCAAAAAAGTTTACGCCAGGACAAAAACGCTTTTGCAAGCTTAGTTAAAAATGCAGAAAGAGTTGAAGCTGAAGGTAATCAATTAGTTAAAAGCTCTAATATTGAAAGGGTAAATCAAGATGGCCAAGCGATTGCGCTCCTCACAGCGCTTGCAAACAGAAAAGGACCGCTCAGCGAAGCGCTTACAGAAGCAGCAAAAATCGCCAGGGCAACTGGAAACTTCAAACGACCTTCAACAGATTTCCTCAATGCTGTCAGAAACTCAATTAGACAAGGCGATTTCGAAAGGGTATCAGCTAGCGACTTTAGACGCTCTTTCAATGATACGCCGCAAAGCGACACAGATTCGATTAAACCAGAAACAAGTTTAAATAATTTTGAAGAAGCTGCTGGTCCAGGATCAAGGCAGCAAGCAAATCAATTAGAAGAAGATATATTTGGAGAGATAAGGCGGCAAGAGGGATTTACGTCTGATGTTGAAGCTCGTCAAGATTTAAAGACAAAACTTGACCAAGGTATGAGTGATGCTGAAATTGATAGTCATCCAGCAGTTACGAAAGCTATTCAAGAAGCTGATAAAATACCTAAGACACATGAAATGGATAATTACCTTTCAAGAGATTGGTTTGATAATAGAGAATTTATTATTGACGGAATGACCTTAAAAGGTTACGCTCAAGGCATAAACTCACTAATCGACAGAGCCAAAAAGTTAGCCTTTACAGATGAGCAGCTTCAAGTACCAGCAAATTTTATTAGAAATGAAAAGAAAGCAGTCATTGTTCTTGGTCCGCCAGCTGCTGGTAAAAGTACTTACGCTAACAAAATTGCCAGGAATCTAGGCGCAGCAATTATAGATGCTGATGATGCAAAAAAAGCATTGCCAGAATTTCAAGGTGGTTTAGGTGCTGCTGCTGTTCACGAAGAAAGCTCAACACTTGCAACCTTTGTAAAAGATTTAGTAACTGATGATGGAACAAATGTTGTTATACCAAAGGTTGGTGACAACGCCGATAATATTTTAAAACAAATTGATAAGCTTAAATCAAAAGGCTACCAGGTTACACTAGCTAATATGGATGTCACAGCTGAAAATGCTGTAACCAGGATGCTTAGAAGATTTGTAAATACTGGTAGATTAATTAGTCCAGGTTATGTTAGATCTATAGGTAGCAAACCTAAACAAACTTATGCAAGTTTAAAACAACAAGGGAAAGCTGATGGCTACGCCGAAATCGACAACAACCAAAAACTTGGAGAAAATCCAACAATCAGAGAAGATTCAGACGGAATCTTTGAGGACATACAACTTCTCAGAAGCGGAGGAGAAAGCGGAACAAGCGGCAGAAGCATTGATGAAAACATCCCAGGGCAAAGACTTGATGGCCCAAGTGCGCAAGTTGCAGAACAAACAAGTATAACTGACGATTTAGATTTTCAAATACCTACAGAAACAATAGCAGAAGGCGGCGAGATAAGAGCCAGGACACAATCCTTGCGAGAACTTGAAGCTGAATTTGCACAAGATCAACGTATGTTAGATCGCCTAGAAGGGTGTGTCGTATGAGTTTTTTAGATTGCATAACTAATGGTCGTACTGAAGGTAATTTAAATGATGACCAGGCGAGATTAGCTTCTGATTTATTTATTGAGTTAGAGGTTGAATACAGCGGCAGCATGAATAGAGGACAAGCGCAAGCTCAAGCTGCTAAAGAAACTTTTGAAGCACTAAAACGAATAAGTATAGAAAAAAAAAGAAAAAAACTTTTACAAGTACAAGCGTTTAAAAATATTGAAAAAAATCTTAGAGGTTATAGGGATGCAAGCGGTAATGCTAATTATGGGAAAGCAGCTGCAAGTCTGATTGATGCAGATGTACTTTCTAACTTTCCAAGCCTGGTGCAAAGAGAAAATTCTGTAAAACAAACTGCTACAGCAAAGCTTTATGATGTTTTGGCAACATTTAAAAGAAACTTAATTGGTGAAGTAAGAAACAAAGCACAACTAAAAAATATGGTTCGTGAGGTCTTTGGTAAAGATACTGGAGATGTAAGCGCAAAAGAATTTGCACAAGCCTGGAAAGAAGCTGCTGAATACTTACGTTTAGAATTTAATAGAGCTGGTGGATCTATAGCCAGAAGATCTGATTGGGGTATGCCGCAAGTCCATGATATGGTTGCGGTAGGAAAAGTATCAAGAGGTGACTGGATTAATTTTGTAAAAGACAAACTTGATCTTGATAAAATGTTGGATGAAACGACTGGTTTAAAATTTTCTGAAGATCGGTTGTATTTTGCCTTAACTGATGTTTACGAAACAATTAGTTCTGGAGGATTAAACAAAGTAAAGCCAGATGCGATTGCATTGCAAGGCAAATCTATAAGTAATAGAAGGCAAGATCATAGATTTTTAGTATTTAAAAATGCTGATGTTTGGTTAGAGTATCAAGCAAAGTTTGGTAATTCTAATCCTTTTGATACAATGATTAGTCACATAAGTTCAATGTCTAAAGAAATTGCTCAGATGGATGTATTAGGGCCTAATCCTTCTGCAAGTATAAATTATATTAAAACACAAATAAGAAAAGAAGTTAAACCTGGCAATCAAAAAGGTTTAGATGCCGCTAATAGACAAGGCAAGTATTTAGATACATTATACAATGCTTTTGTTGGCGTAAATAATGCTCCAATAGATAGTTTTTTTGGTAACACTTTTGCTGGCTTACGACAAATTTTACAATCAGCTCAACTTGGATCAGCTTCAATATCAGCTTTGACTGATATGAATTTTCAAAGAATAACCAGAGGTTTTGTTGGATTACCTCAAGTTTCAACAGTTACAGATTATTTAAAATTTTTAAATCCATTAAATGCAAAGGAAAAAGGAAAACTCGCTGTTAGGTTAGGTCTTATTGCAGAAGGTTGGACAAGTATTGCTTCAGCACAAATGAGATATGTGGGAGATATATCTGGCCCAGAAATCACTAGAAGAATAGGTGATTTTACTATGAGGGCAAGTTTTCTATCACCATTTACAACAGCTGGTCGCTGGTCTTTTGGTATGGAATTTTTAGGTTATCTTGGAGATCAAGTTAATAAAAGCTTTAATCAGTTAGATGATCCAATTAGAAAATCACTTGAACGATATGGTTTAGGATCGGATAAATGGGATATTATTAGATCGTCTGATTTATATACACATGAAGGCGCATCCTTTTTAAGCGCTGAAAATATTAGAACTAGAACTGATATTAATAGTGATACTGCAAGAGATGTAAGCTTGCGAGTTATGGAGATGATAAATACAGAAACTAATTTTGCTGTACCATCATCAAGTTTGAGAGGTAGAGTTTCATTAGTTGGTGACACAGCTCCAGGCACAATATCTGGTGAGCTTACTAGGTCATTTGCCATGTATAAAAATTTCGGCACAACATTAGTTAATACTCATTTGATGAGAGGAATGACACAGCAAGGTGTAAAGCGAAAAGGTACTTATATGGCTGACTTTTTAATATCATCAAGTGTGATGGGTGCTTTAGCTTTACAGCTCAAGGAAATGAGTAAGGGTAGAGATCCACGCCCTATGACAGATGCAGAATTTTGGACAGCTGCTTTTTTACAAGGTGGCGGTTTAGGAATATATGGTGACTTTTTATTCTCAGATTATAACAGATATGGTGGGAGTCTAGGTCAAACAATAGCTGGTCCAGTTATAGGATTTGGTGATGACTTAATTAAAATGAGCGCTGGAAATATACATAAAACTATTAAAGGTGATGATGTTAATTTAGCTAATGATTTAGTTAGATTTGCTGGCAAATATACACCAGGAAGTTCTTTATGGTATGCCAGACTTGCGCTTGAAAGAGGAGTTTTAGATCAACTTAATATTATGGCTGATCCAAAAGCTAAAAGCAAAATGAGAAGAACAGTTAAAAGATACAAAAAACAATATGGTCAAAATTACTGGTGGAAGCCAGGTAATTTATCACCAGCAAGATCTCCAAATTTAGAAAATATGTTTGAGGAAAGATAATGACAGTTTCAACAACGACTACAAAAAATTCTTATTCAGCCAATGGTACACTACATAGCTTTGCCTATGGATTTAAAATATTTGCTGATGCCGATTTGACTGTGATTGTAAGATCTGCAACTGGTGGTGAAACAACTAAGACACTAAACACACACTATGTTGTAACTAATGCTGGAACAGATAGTGGCGGTAATGTTTTATTTAAGTTTAATACTGGCACATCTTCAGATGCACATTTTTCGACAACAGATCACAGACCAGCCAATGGCGAAACTGTAGTTATATTAAGAACACTTACAAAATCCCAGGGAACAGACTATGTTGAGAATGATCCATTTCCTAGTACATCCCATGAAGATGCTTTAGATAGACTAACTTTTATAACTCAAGAGTTACAAGAAGAAGTCGATAGAACTATTAAATTATCTAAAACAAATACTATGACTTCACCAGAATTTACAACTAGCGCAACAGATAGAGCTAGTAAGATCCTGGCATTTGATAGTTCTGGTGAGCTATCGGTTACACAAGAACTAGGAACATTTAAAGGTGATAGTGCAACAACAACTACAGCTGCATTTAAACAAAGAGATATAATTAAAGCCACAACCACAGCACAACTTAACAACATATATATATGTGTGGCAGATTCAGTTATAGGTGATGCGCTAACAGACACAGATCATTTTGCAGTATTAGTTGATGCTGTAGCAGCAGCGGCTTCTGCAACGACTGCGACAACAAAAGCTAGTGAAGCTTCTACAAGCGCAACTAATGCTTCTAATAGTGCGAGTACAGCAAGCGGTCACAAAGATACAGCAAGTACAAAAGCTACTGAAGCGGCAAGTAGTGCTACAGCAGCAGCTAGTTCAGCAACCGCAGCGGCTAGTAGTGCAACGAGTGCAGCAACAGCTTTAGATAATTTTGATGATATATTCCTTGGTGCTAAGTCTAGTGATCCTAGTACAGACAATGATAGTGATGCGCTAACAGCTGGGGATTTATATTTTAATACGACATCAAGTGTACTGAAAGTTTATACTGGATCAGCCTGGACAACTATATCATCATTTACAACTGGTATAGCAAATACAAACATACCAGTTTTTACAAGTGGCGTTGCAGATGATGACTTTTTAAGAGTTGCTGGCACAAGCATTGAGGGCAGATCAGCTAGTGAAGTATTAAGTGATATAGGCGGTCAAGCGGCATTAACTTTTGGTATAGCTAACACAAACATTCCTAAGTTTACTAGCGGTGTAGCTGATGACGATTTTCTTAGGGTTGCTGGCACAACTATAGAAGGCAGATCAGCAAGTGAGCTGTTATCGGATATAGGAGCTTCAGCTGTTGCTGGTAGTTCTAGCATAGTGACAACTGGTGCATTAAATGCTGGATCAATCACAAGTGGATTTGGTGCTATAAATAATGGTGCTTCAGCAATCACAACTACTGGTGTTGGTACATTCGGATCATTAGATATATCGGGTGCTATAGACGTAGCTGGAACAACCAATCTTGATGTTGTAGATATTGATGGTGCAGTAGATATGGCATCTACATTACAAGTTGATGGTGCAATTACATCAAGTGCTGGTATGACAATTACAACTGCTGACAACACAGACCAATTAATTCTCAAATCTACAGATGCAGATGCTAACGTAGGTCCAGTTCTTAGGTTAAACAGAGATAGTGGTAGCCCAGCTGATTCAGATTTACTTGGCAGTATAATATTCCAAGCTGATGATGATGGTGGAAACACAATAAATTTTGTTGAAATCATAACTCAAATGGAAGATGCGAGTGCTGACAGTAGAAGTGCTGATTTATTCTTAATGACAAGAACAAATGGAAGTCTTATTAGTCGTATAGGAATGATAGATAGCACAACAGTAATAAATGATAGTGGTGCAGACATAGACTTTCGTGTTGAATCAAATCTTCAAGCTAATATGCTTCTTGTTGATGCTGGTGAAGATATAGTTTCTATTGTTGGTGGTGGCAGTCACACAGTTGGTTCTTTTAAAAATACATTACAAATAGAAGGAACTACTGGGCAAACATCAAGTATGAGTATTACTAGAAATACAGCTGGTACAAGTCCACCTTATTTGCAATTTGGTAAGACAAGAGGAACATCTGTGGGTTCTAATACTATAGTGCAAAATGGAGATACTTTAGGCATAATTACTTTTTGTGGTGCTGATGGCACTAATAGAGATACTAATGCAGCTCAGATAGTCGTTGAAGTAGATGGTTATACAGGCGAAAATGATATGCCAGGAAGATTAATTTTTAAAACAACAAAAGATGGAGAATCTTCACCAACGGAGTGGATGAGAATTAAGGGATATGGCGCTCTCCTTATAGGTTCAACTAACGCAAGTCCTGCTGAGGGAACAACTGCTGGAACTAGAATTGGTGGTGTTGGTGCAACTCAAATTAGTGTAGATGGTCAAACAGTATTGCTCGTTAATAGAGTACAAGATGGTAGAGTTGTTGCTTTTCATTCAGCTGGTACATTAGAGGGTGAGATAGGTATAAGTGGTACTACAACAACATATGGTGCATTTACTGGTACTCATTGGAGTAGATTGATAGACAATTCACAACCAACTATTCTTAAAGGTACAATAATTGAAACCATTGATGAAATGTGTGATTGGTATCAAGCAGAATTTACTAAAGTTGCAGAAGTAGAGAATGGTGTTGAAGTTTTAGCAGAAGAAAAAGGAAGAAGAACACCTATTGCATTACCAGATGGTAAGTCTGTAGGTGATACAATATCAATTACATATGAAGATGTGACTTATGATGATGCAGTAATTGTAAAAGAAGATGATGATAAACATACTAAATGTAAAATATCAGATACAGCAGATAGTAAGAGTGTTTATGGTGTTTTCTGTGCTTGGGATGCAGATGATGATAATGTGAATGATATGAAAGTTGCATCACTAGGAACTCATGCTGTTAGAATACATAAAGATGTAACAGTTTCTAAAGGAGATTTACTTGTATCTAATGGAGATGGTACTGCAAAAGTGCAAGATGATGACATCATAAGAAGCAAGACTATAGGCAAAGTATTAACAAACATTAAACAAGAAACATATAGTGATGAAAGCTATACTGTTCCTTGTGCATTATATTGTGGATAGGAGCATAAAATGACTGAACAATCAAACGTAATCAACATTGATGGCAAAGAATACAAACAAGAAGATTTGTCTGTAGAGCAGATAAGACTTGTGAGCAAGATTGCCAAGTATCAGAAGCAAAGCAATGATCTTAAAGATGCATTTGAAGATGCCAATATATTACAACAACAATATCTCCAAGCATTAAAGACATCTCTAGGTAATGCTGAAACTACAAAAGCAATGGAAAATTCAAAGGCAAGTTAATGGTTAAAGCATCTGAAGTAAAAGCACAGATAGATACACACGAAGCAGTATGTGCGGAGCGTTGGAAAGAAACTATACTTAGAATAAAACGTATAGAACACATCATGATCGGCTGTGCTGGTGCAATTATATTAATCCTGGTTACATTACTAACTAAATAAAAATCACACATAAATCTATGGAGAATTGTTATAGATCCAGTAACAATATCTATTGCTGTTGGCGTTGCTTCAAAAGCATTTGATGCAATCAAACAAGGTTTTGCTGTAGGTCGTGATTTGGAACAAATGTCTGGTGATATAAGTCGCTGGATGGGAGCAGCTTCAGATGTTGACAATGCGGAGAAGCAAGCCAAAAACCCAGGAGTGTTTGGCAAAGTTTTTGGTGGTGGAAGTATTGAAGCTACTGCATTGCAAGCTTACTCAGCCAAGAAGAAACTTGAGGAACAAAGGTACGAACTTAAGATGTTTCTGAATCTTACTCATGGTCCTCAAGCCTATGAAGAACTATTGCAAATGGAAGGGCAAATAAGAAAAGAACGACAGCAAACTATATACAAGCAACAACAGATTAGAAAGCAAATCGGTGAGGGTATAGCTTGGTTATTCTTAGTCTTAGTTGTAGGTGGTTTTTTATTATTACTAGCAAGTGTGTTTAGTAAATCTTCCGCAGATGTATATAAATACAAAAGCAAACAATTAACCAGGCAACAAAAAATTAATCAAGGTTTGATAAAAGAACCTAAGTTAGTTACTTGCAGATTAAAGAAACAGAAAACATATAAAGGTAAAGTGGCTTGTATTTATCAAGGTGCTAACAGAACATTTGAACTGTCATTCCAAGATGTAAGAATTGGCTGTGTAAAAAATTTTAAATGTGAATTAAATCCTAATGGATCAGAGCCATCAATAGATAAAGTAATGGAAAGTTTGAGGAGCATAGCCAAATGACCGCATTTGTTTTGGCTTGTTTCCTAGAATTAGCTAGTGGAAAGTCCACACCATCTGGATCGATTTATTTTAAAAACGTAAACGATTGCACATATTACGCTGAAAATTTATCTGGTCAAATAGTGGAATCTGAAAACGGATCTCAAACATATAATTGTATGTGTAAGCTTGTTCCTCAAGTAGATCCAAAAAAAGTTAAGGTTTACTAATGACAGAAGAAAAAAAGAAACTAATAAATTTAGACATAGGACAAAACAGCTTTGAATTATCATTGAGAATACTGGGTAATGAGTTCGTTGCTATTAAGATTGGATCAACAAACTTTAGCGGTAAGCTTATTGCTGGTGGTATTTTACTTTTGTTTTTTACGCTTGTCTTACTAGAGGGTTTCGGCCTTAACGAGATATTAATAAAATAAGGAAAGGAATGTAAATGTTTACAGCATTGATAGGTCCTATAGCAAACTTAGCTTCATCCTGGATGAGTTCTAAAGTTGAAAAAGTAAAAGCAGATGGTGAAGCTAAAGTAGCAGAAGCAAAAGCCAGGGCAACTGTCGCAACAAAAGTTGCAGCTGGTGAAGTTGAATGGGAAGGCAAAATGGCTGATGCCACTTCTGATTCAATCAAAGATGAAGTCGCTTTATTCGTACTGCTGTTGCCAGCTGTGCTTGTTTTCATTCCTGGCATGAGAGATCATGTTGAATCTGGATTTGCAGTATTAGCAACATTACCAGAATGGTATCAATATCTATTATACATAGCGATCAGCGCAAGCTTTGGTATTAAAGGTGTTGGCCAGGCTACCAAGATGTTTAAGAAAAAATAGCAAAAAACAAGGCTCTCAGATGCACCAGGAGCAACGAAACTAATTGCCCTGGTATGATTAGACCTGGAGGATTTAGCCAAAATGATGTTATCAGAAAACTTTTCAATAAAAGAATTAATCAAAAGCCAGACTGCTGAAAGGCAAGGGATCAACAATAATCCTGGTGCGGATGAAATACATTATATGAAGATCCTGGCTGAAAAGATTTTACAACCAGTTAGAGATAATTATGGAATACCATTCAGCGTTAGCTCTGGTTATCGTTGTCCAGAACTGTCCATTCAAATCGGCAGCTCAAAGAAAAGCCAACATTGCAAAGGCCAAGCAGCAGACTTTGAAGTTCCTGGTGTTGCTAATATGGGTTTATGTAATTTTATAAAAGATAACCTGGAGTTCGATCAGCTCATACTTGAATGTTATACTGGCGGTAATACTGGCTGGGTACATTGCAGCATTGCAGACGAACCTAGAGGTGAACTGCTCACATTTGATAGACATAATGGTTATCGAAAAGGATTAATTGATGACTCTTAAAAAATATCAGAATCCAAAAGGTGGATTAAATACTGCTGGAAGAAAACACTTTGGTGTGAAAGCTCCAGTTTCTAAAGGAACAAATCCCAGGCGAATATCTTTTGCTGCAAGGTTCGCTGGAATGAAAGGACCTATGAAAGATGCCAAAGGCAAACCAACCAGGAAAGCTTTAGCATTAAAGAAATGGGGATTTGGATCTGTGGCCGCAGCTAAAAACTTTGCAAACAAAAACAAGAAAAGGAAAACATAATGCCAGGAATGTATGGAAAGAAAATGTCACCAAAGCAAAAAAAGATTGCTGGTATGGCTGGTAATAAAAAGAAGATTGATAAACCAGATTTCAAGAAATTAAGAAATTCTACGACAGCTAAAAAAGTAATGAAGAAAAAAACGAGGATGGTATAATGGCTAAAAAACCTGGACTATATGCAAATATAAATGCAAGAAAAAAGAAGGGTATTTCTCGCAGTAAAAAGAAAAGTACCATCTCAGACAAAGCTTATTCAAACATGAAAGCTGGCTTTCCAAAGAAAAAGAAAAAAACTTAGGTATGATTTAACCTGGAATTGTTTTCGCTTCTGTATGACTCTTAAATCGCCATCAATATATATGCGATTATGACGTTTCCCCACATATAAACGATCCTACCAAAACTCGCCTTACGAGAATAAATTTACACCGAGAATACATTTGGGTGTAAATTGGGTGTAAACTCTACAGCTTTCTAAGCTTTACTTATATTTATTTATACTGTATAAACCTAGTGTGAGCTTAGACTAGAAAAGTATAGACAATACTAGACATAAGATTTCACTCATTCGAATCTCGTAGGGATCACCACACTTTCCCTTGATTTTATTGAGTTTTTTTGATGCCTATGTATGCTGGGTGTAAATTGGGTGTAAATGATACTTTTGTAAATTTTGAATCCTTACGAGAATTAATTTACACCTTAACGTCAATACACTTGACTTTTATAGTCAATGCTCTCATATTATAAATATAACTATGAGGTGTATGATGTTACAAAATAAAAAAATATCTTTAGAAAAAAGTAAACAAAAGCAAGGTAAGGCTTGTTATCTTTTAGATCTTAGGAATGTAGGTGGAGCTAGAAAGTTCTATTATACAAAGCAAGAAGCTGAACAAGCTTTGATTAAAGTTAAGGAATTAAATAATAAACATTTACAAGAAAGCCACACCTGGACAATCAAAGATTTACTTGGTCCATT